TCTACCAGGATGATCGGCTCGCAGGCCCCGGCTACTGTGCCAGGTGTCCACGCAGTCCCGCCCAGGGAGATGGTGTTGGCGGTTAGCACAGCAGCTATGCCCTTGAACTGTATCCAACCAAAGCTGGATGCCGCGATGGCAGCGACGGCCACGCCCATTGGGGCGCCGGTGAGAGTTGTGATGGGCGTCTGGATAACCCCATTGCAGGGATTGGCGATGAGGTCCACCCGCGATGTCGTGGTCCACGCTGCAATCAAAACCACTTGGTTTTCCAGCGTCAGTTGCAGGGTGGCGAGCCCGTCCGCGGCGGGATTGGACTTGATCTTGTACGCATGCCCCGCATCAGGCGTGACCGACACTACGGCGTATCCTTCGGCATACTGGTCCAGGGTCGCGGCGGTGTTCCCCAGGGTAACGGTAGGGGTGTTACTGCCCAGGGCGCTGGCCACAGCGGTAAGGTCTACGTGGTTAGCCACGTTTGCCGGGGCCTGGATCACGTTGCCGATCACCAGGGCGGTGCCGCCTGCCTTGACGAAGCGGAACCTTCGGCCATCCTGGAACACCATCTGTGTCCCCAGTGGCCACCGCTTGGTCGTGTAGGTGTTGTACTGTTCCGGGTCGTTGCCATAGATCACGTTTGGGAAAGACATGGTTGCCTCCTTTACTCTCTGTCCCCGCCGCTGCCGAGCGGGAGGTCTTTTCTAGGCCCGTACAAGAGGCAGCGAGCCAGCTTTGATACCATACCGACACCCAAGGTGTCAAGGCTCAGTATGTAGGGGATGCTGCCCCCATGTGCCACGAGACGGGGAGCACATCGGCGTTGTTGCGTCAATAAGTTGGGGACGCAGCGCCCATGTTTAGTTCAACACCCCAGGTATCAGTTCTTTCCCCGTAGGCGTAGCACATGGTGCCGTTCATCTCCGTACCCCGGAGAGAGCCGTCTTTCTCCGGCTCCACGTCCACGCCCCACAGTTCGGCGTAGACCACGGCCCGCTTTGTGAAGACCCCACCCTTCGCCAACGATGACGCGATGGCGAAGTTGGCGTCGGTGAGAATCGGGACCCCGTGAAGGCTCCCGACCCCGTACCGCTGGATCAGATCCAGGTGGGTTCGTTGGTGCCCCACTACGGTCCCCGCAGCCCCTATCTCCAACAATGACGATGGGACGCCAGCGTTGCTGAGAGACAGCCCCTCGGTGAGTTGGTCCACGAGGTCGTTGAAGGTAAATGGGTGAACGGCACAGTAGAGTTGCTCCTTGCTGATCTCGGTGGTGTTGCCTCGCACCTGCGCGATGGCAGCCGAAATGTATCCCCTGGTCAAGGTCTTGCCGGACCCCCCGAACGCTACCGCGAAGTTGTCCATCTGAGCCGTGCCGTCGGTGTCCTGCTTCTTCTTCAGGGCATCGGTGATGGCGCGGCTTATCAGGTTAACCACGCTCTCAGACCGGGTCTTCTGCGCCAATTTGGTGTAGATCACCTGGACGCCGACCTCGGTGGGTGTAATTGTGATCAGCGTATCGCTGAGTTGCTGGGCCTGCGCCATGTCGAGCCCCTCGGTCAGGTCATAGGCCGTGACCGCGGAAATCTTAGGCTCGGTGAAGCTGCGGTTGCCTGCCGGGACTTCGGCTCTATCCACGGCGCCGGGGAATACCCCATAGTCTTGCATTGTGAAGATCGCCTTGGCCCGCACCGCGTTGACGGTTTGGTCAAGTTGGCTAGTGCCAGTGACTCCTGCCACTTTTGTTACCTCCTTTGTTGCTTGCCCCGATTAGGGGGTCTCTCCGAAGCGGGCCAGGGCCTCGACATATCGCTTGCGGGCAACGTCCCCGTACAGGTCTCCCTTGATCCCCAATTGCCCCTCGCTATAAGCTCGGTGTATTGCGTCCGCGTCCTTAAATGCGGCCGCGTGGCTACCTACACTAACAACGGGGCTTGAGGCGTTGCTGCGAGCTTCCACCTCGTCTTCCTGCACCTGCTTCTCCTGAATCTTCTTGAGTTCTGCATTCATGCCCCGGCTGATCCCCTCGTGGAGTACCTTATGCAAGAACTCCCTGGGGGCGCCGGCATCGTCGTAGAAAGCGGCTTGCTCTTCCCTGCTCATGGCCTTCCAATGGGGCAACTCCTGTAGCGCTGCGCCCAACTCCCCCAGCCCGGATGTGTACCCCTGACTGTGACCTTGCTGGAAGGCTTCCTCTCTCGCCTGTTGAAGGATCGGTTCGAGTTCCTTGCGCCTCCTATACTCTTCTTTGGTCCGGCGCCCGATCTCGTACTCATCTCCCTCCTCAATGAGGCGGCCTGCTTCTATTTCCCTGTGCTGCTTTTCCGCCTCGGTCAAGGCGGCCTGCCTCCCCCGGTAGTACGCCTGGTCCTGGGCGCTTTTAGTGCGCCGGGCCAGTTCGCCTTTGACCAAGGGATGATTGAAGAGTGTCTTAGGGTCGAGCTTGTCCAGTTCTGCCAGAACGTCCCGGTGATCCTGTACGGGTGCGCTGCCTGTTGAACCTTTCTCCACAGCCTCTGTATCGGGGGCGGAAGGATTGTCCGTTATGGCAACTGGCCCGTCAGATGCCTGGGTTGGTTCATCCGACATGGTGACGATTCCTCCTTCTTTGGCATAAAAAAGAGGGGCAACTACCTTTTTACAGTAGTTGCCCCTCACGAACACGAACGGGGCGAATCCCTATTCTATTTGATTTGTTAGTTTAAGCCCTCTTTGCTTAGCCTGTCAAGAAGCTGCCTCATAAATGGGGGCCTGTTCCGCCCGTAGCAGATCTGAGTAGAAGCGGTTCAATTCCTCTCCATGCTCGTACCGGAAGCGCCTGCGGGCCAAGCTGGTCTTGGCTCTCTGTGACCTCTGTGCAAGCAAGGCCACTCGTCGTCCTTGCTCCTTAGCCAGTTGGCGCAACGCAACCGCCGTCCGGTTCTGAGCCTTGGGGGATACTGTCTGCGCCAAGGCTCGGAGTTGCCGTCCAGCAGCGGCGGCCTCATCCCCAACTTCCTTGCTCATCCCCTGATACCGGGGCAGCTCCATGTACTCACCCATCAACTCCCTGGCGACATAATAGCGCTTCCGTAGGGGAGAAGCCTCTTTGGAAATCTGTGCCATCAGGTCTTCCCTGTCCCCTTCAGATAAGGATGCCTTAAAGAACTCTTGCTGCTCGAAGAAATCCTCCATATCCTCCAGCCCGTCCTCGTCCAGCGCCGGGGTCATTGATAGATAGGCGTCAGCCAGAATCTCAGCCCTCTCCCGACGGTCCGGCACCGTCCCCGCAATCGTAGCCATGGCCGCCTTGTACTTCGAGGCGCGTTCTCCGGTCATAGCAGCTTCGGGGAAGGCCAGTCCGACGCCTTTCAAGAGGCCCCGCTTTTCATCCTGTAGCCTGTGATCCTCGCGCCTCCACTCCACGCCACTGATTTTCCCTTCGGCGAGGCGCTTCTCCCACGCCGCTTGTTTGGCCTTTATCTCGTCGAGTCCGGGGCGAGCCTTATTCCAAGCCTTTGCCGTCTCGCTGGTTACACCGGCTCCTAATTCTGCCTCCGCTGCTTCACGCCTCCTTTGCGAACTGCCCCCACCGCTTGGGGCAGAATATCCGGTAGCGCTGGCAGCTTCCTGACGAGCAGCTTCCTGCCTCACATGCTCTTCCATCCTCCCAATCTCTGGATTCTTTGCCCGCAAAGTATCTTCTTGGTTCCCGCTTATATCCGCCCATTCCTTGCCGAATGAGTTGCTTGCCAGTTGGTCCTTCAGTTTTCTGAGTCGCTGCGCCGTGGTAAATGGACTGGTGCGAAGACCAGCGAGTTCTCCGGCTACCGCTGGCATGGGAACGTTCTTGCCTTCCGCTACCTTTATCACGTGCTCCCCAATCTGCTTTGGCCCGATGGGACCAACTCGAAGCACGTAAGCGTCGAGAATCCCTTGCGGTCCTGTCTTTACAGGGAATCCCGTGGAGGTTGTGCCCATCATCCAGTCTATAAGTGGCCCTACCCGTAAGCTGGCTTTCCCCCTTGCCAGTACCGTCGCAGCCTCAAGCGCCTTGCCTGAAGACCCCTCTGCGACAGCTTTGCCCATCTGCGCAAACGCCTTGAAGTATGTGTGGTACGGGCCGAAGACGCTTATTGTCCCCTCATTTGTACTGATGCTCCCCCAATCCTTCTTCTCCGGGTCATCCCAGTTGGGGAGACTCCTGGAAAGAAGCCACTGAACAGCTATGGTGAGCGCCACCCCCCCGGCGATAATGCTCCCCATCTGCTTCTGTGCCTCTGCCACGCGGGGCGACCGGGTATGGAACGGCACCCCTCTCAATGCGTCCGTCATCATAGTGGTGGTAGCCCCCGCGAAACGAGCAGCAAAGAGCAGGGACGTGTCCATCCCCTTTTCCTTGGTGGTGAGTCCAGCTCGCAGCAGCACCCCGGTGGCCTTGCGAATATGGGTAGCCGTCTCTGCCCTTTCCAGGCCGGTGAGCCTACTGCCCTTGTAAGCTTTCCAAAGCTCCGTCTGCGCCACGAATGTCCACCACTCGAAGGCCCGTTGAGTTTGCCTTATGCCCGGCAACTTGGCGATACCCTTAAGAAGCTTGCCCCCCTCGGACAGCATAAACTCAGTTGGAGGGCTGATGGCGGCGGCCATAATGCCGTCCTTTATTTCCACGCTGTTAGAAGTCCGATAGTTCTCCGGAGCCTTCGCCAGGCTAACAACGGCATGAGCCGCGGCCTTCCACCAGATAACCGGGTGAGCAAAGAATAGGTTTGTGCCCTGTACAAGCACTTGAGACAGGTCGCCTGTGACCATTGAGGCTCGTTCGAGCCTAAACCACTCGTCAAATAAACTCGGATCGCTCGGCCTCCATTTATCCAGTTGGTCCGCTATTTCCTTGGGATAGATGCGCCCGGTCCACGAGTCTTTCTGTTCACCGATATGCGCCTTGCCGATACGCTTCTTCTCTCGGTTGAGCCTTCTGGTAGCTCTCTCAAGGTCCCTTCCGGCGTCCACAACCTCTTGGGCCGTAACCATCCCTGCCTTCTGCAACGCCACCGTGTTCTTGTACCCGGTGTTGGCCTGCTTCCAATCAGCAATGATCTGCTGCCCTTCCGCTGAGTTCTTGAACCGCTGTGCCTCGGTCTCTCCCAGGGCCTTGATTTCTGTGGACATACGGTGGTTGGCGATATTCTCTATGCCGTGAGTCAGACGTTCCGCAAGGGCTGTAATCGGGTCAGCATACCCAAACCCCAACTTGAGGCCGTCCCGTATCGTCTCGAAAGACCGCATCTGCTGGTGCCCCTTGGTTGTGGAGGTCACGTCAGCGCCCTTGGGCGACTTGGTGACGATGCGCGGCCAGTAGTTTTTTGCCTCCTTTACATCAATCCCTTCGTCCAGTTGCGCCTGCAAGATTGCGGCAAGGGTGTCCTCAATCTCCGTGAAGGCCGCACGTTGCTCCACTGTCAGGTCATAAGACTTGTAGTTTTCCATGATGTCGTCGAGGCGTTGCGCGGCGCCTTTCGGCATCAGGGATGCAGCAATCGGCTTGACCTTCACCGCCGTGGCAAGGCCCTTGCTGTTTATGCCAAGCAGCTTTTGATTGCGAGTTGCCCACTCCGCTACGCTTTCTCGCGCAGCCCCGGCCATGAGACCAACAAAGAGGTCTCGCTTGGCATGAACCCATGCAACGGGGTTGCCCTTCCTGGCTTCGCCCAAGCTGGCAGCTACAGGGTCAATGTAATGGGCCACGACTTTAGCGCCAGGCGTAGTCCCGGCAGCCTCAAAGGCTCGCTGCATCGGCGTGCGCTTATAGAGAGGTATCGTGCCTGCACCGCCTCCAATGGCAGCCTCGGGGATATGCTGGAACTGCTCTACGACGGCTTCCACGGTCTTGTCGTAATCGCCAACTGTGAAGACGGCTTTGTCCATATTGCGGGGCAGCGCCGCGCGCTCTTCTGCGGTGGGGCCTTTGGCCTTTTTCTTTATCTCCGCTATGGTGGCTGCCCTTACAGCGTCGTCCTGGTCCTGGGATTTTTTCTTGTCAGACTCCTTTTGGGCCTGCTCCTTCTTGGCCCCTTCCTGGGCATCTTCCCATGCCTTAAAGTCTGCCCGGCGCTTGTTCGCGGCTTCTTCCTCTAGGGCTTTCTTTTCAGGAGCCACCCTCGCTGACAGGGCATCTTGCCATGTTTCCCCCTCTGGTTGCTCAGCAACTTGTGCCATGGGCAACTGTTCAGCCTTAACCCCCAATAACAGGTCTCCTGCGCCTTCCCTCTTGGGGGCAGGCTCGGTTTCCCTGATGAGGGGCTCCGTCGTTTCAGCAGCCTTTTCCTCTACGGCAGGTTGTTCTGTGGAAGGCTCTGGTTCTTGGGCAACTGTTAAAGGAGGGGCAATGCTTTCCTCGGACTCGGCCTTCTCTATCCCCTCGACCGCATCTAAGAACGCTTGCCATGCCTCGTCTCGCGATTCCTTATAGTCATCCTCTTCCACAAAGTCAGTCCTGTCCACTTCCTGATAGGTTTTCAGTGCGTCGCGAGCATCTTTGACAAAGAACTCCTGTTTCTCAAGCTTGTCTAGGACACTTTTTGCCAGTGCGGAGTTGTGGGACTTCCATGCGCTCATACGTGTGTGCGCTGCCAAAACTTCAGCAGGCATACCCGCTTCCAGAAGTGGCCCAGGGGCTTCTTCAGGTAGGGACAGAGGCATGATGACTTCGGGTTCGCCTTCTCCTGCCTCAATAGGCTTTTCGGGTTCCTGTGGGGTAGGTGTCACTTCGGCAGACGATGGCACCGGAGGCTCAACGGGAGGTGTTGCTACAGGAGCCGGGGGCGTTGTTTCCGCCTCAGCAGGGGCCTCCGTTCCCGGCGTCGTAGTTGATAACCCTTCAAGAACCGCTTGGTGAAAGTCGTCGGCCATCTTTTGGAAGCCTGTGCTTAACTTAGCAAGTTCACTTCGGCCCATTCCAGAATAAGGGCCACGAACACCTTCAAGGTCGTAGTTGTTCTGCCGTGCCCACAGCTCCCATAGCCTCTGCGCGACATTCTCTTTTGCCTCTGCGGCCCCTCTTGGCGTAATAAAGTTGGACCGCGCATACTTGCTCCCCATGTACATGGCAACCGGGGAATCCGGCGGATAGATACTGTACACGCTCTCCAATATTTCCCGGGCCTCTGTGGGGTCAATGCCAGGAGGGAGGTTGGCAAGAATGTTCTGGCGAAGAGATTGCAGCTCCTGTGTGCCAACAGCGTCGCGACGTTCATAGAGAGCGGTCAGCTCCGGGTTATCCTGGATTGCTTCCCACTTGGCCTGACTCTTATCCTGTGCTAAAAGCTCATCTTCCTTGGTATCTATTAACTTCTGGAGGTCATCATACGTTAGCCCCTCAGTTGTTCGGGCAGGAAGTTGGCCAACCTCCGCTTCAGGGAACAGTTCCCCTTGCCCCGGCAACGGCTTCGCCCTGGCCCGTTCAGCCGAGGCTTCCTCTGCTCGCTTAGCATCCGCGGCCTTCTTTTCCAGTTCTTCCAGTTTACCCAAGTCTGCGCCAAACTGTGCCTGAACAGGGGGGCCCCCCATGTCTACGCCACCGCCTTCTAGCCGAGCCTGCCCTGTCATAGTTAGGCTCGGAGGCGCAACCGACCCCTCCGCCTTCTCTACAGGAGGAATCCCCTTCCCCTCATCAAATGGCTCTTTGCCCTGCCCACCCACGGGTTCTGGCATTGCCCCTGAGACGCGAAGGTCAGAAGGTGTCATACTCCGGGCGATTTTGTCTGCTGCACTTTTAGAGGTCAAGCCACTTTCTACCGTGTTGCCAGTTTGTGTGTCAATAATCTTCCAGTATCCTTTTGCCATGCCCTCATTGCTAGCTACAAAGCGCTGTGGCCCACCCACGTCCTCGACGGTGAGCCCGACCTTCGGCAGTTCCCCCTTCTCCGCAGCCTGCTTCAATGCCTCTGCGCCCCGGAAGCCCCCGTGGAAGGCCCCCCCCATGAGTCCTCCCAAGGCACCTGCCTCTTGCAACCGCTCAGGGCTTATCTCCTTGCCCTGCGCCGTCTGCTGCAAGGCTTCCTGGTAGACTTCCTCCCCGCCCTCCATGGCAACGTTGGCAGCGAGTTTGCCGGCTTCCTTGACCGGCGCTGAGGCGATGTTCTTGACCGCCTGCCGGAATGGGAGTTTGAGCTTCCCGCCGGTTCCCAGCATCATGGCAAACTGCGCGGCATCGCTGGCCCCCAGCCCCAAGTTGCCCAGGAACACCTTGGAAGCAGCGTCGGAGGCTTCGTCCTCACTCTTGCCCTCGCCAAGTGCTTCCTTATATGTACCACCAGCCTCCATGAGGGATTCCAGAGGTCTCGACAATGCCGCGCCGGCCACGCTGCCTATTAAGATATTACCGATAGTCCCGATGCCGGCCGCGGTAGCTATACCGCCCGTAGCCAAAGAAGCAATGATGCCGATGGCCATAAGGGGAATGGCGGTGCCCAGGGTTTCTGCGCCAGTTGTGGTCAGATACTCTGGATCAAGCAGGGAACCGAACCCCTTCACGTCCCAGGAGGGCTTGTCCTTGATCTCGTTGGCTTCCCTAATGCCCTTCCCTGACTCGTGTAGGCCGCGAGCGACCTCGGTTTGGGCGTCGGACATAGCCTTTCCTGCCTCCGGGAAGAAGGGGACAGGGCCAGTGGCAGCGGGGATGCCTATTGCCGTGAGCGCCCGTCCCACGGGGGTCAAGGGCAACGCAGCCGCTTCCCGCTTACGCTTGGCCTCATCCTGCCGTATGGCCCATTCCATGCCGGCGCCCAACTGTTCCCCAAAACCGCCTACACCTGCCACGAAACTGCGCCGGGTTTTCTCCGCTCCCTCCATGATTCCCCTGGCCCAATCCGGCAGTTCCAGTTTGGGCATTTCAGGGGTTGGGGGAGGAGGTTCATACTTGGGGGTGGAAGGCTTCGACTCGTTGCGGTCCCCAAGCATGGCCTGTTTCCATTCATTCAGTTGGCGGGCAGAATTGCGCTCGAACCATTGGGCGGCGCGGGGACCTATCGGCGGGACCTTGGAGCGGTCAAGCTCGTCGTCCCTTTGCCAGGAAGGGGTTGCCGTATCGTCTTGCTCATCAGCCCACTTCTTGAAGTCATCCGCGTCCCTGACCCGCCGATATTCCTCCGGCTCCCAAGACCACCACTTGTTAGCCATCGCCCATTAGCGCTCGACAATCAAGGAACTCGTACCGCTGCGCCGTAATGATCTCGCGCAACGTGAGTCCTTCTAAGATTGGACATGATTGACGGGACTCCTCTGCCAGTGCAAGCCATTCCTCAAACTGCTCCCTACTCCCCATGTCCCAAATTTGCTCGACGGGGAGCGCCATTAGCGGAAGGCCCCCATAGCGTATCGGTTACGCTGAGGTCGGTATTGCTCCTGCTCCTGCTCGAAATCTTGCGTTGTGGTCCCCCCCGCTCGGAGCGCTGACCCAAAGACGCCCCTTTCAGACGGCTTCATGGTGTCATAGCCGGCTAAGTTCATGGTGCGCGCAGTGGGCACGCTTCCCACGCCACTACCCGGCAGAGGCGTCATGGCTGCTCGGTTCTGCACTCCACTGTTTGGAGGGGGCGTGCCCCCCTGCATGGCTCGTTGCCAAGGAGCCTGGTTCCGCAGAGCCGCGGTGACGGCATAGTTCTCCGGGTTGGCGGCCATCGTAGCCTGCTTGAATTGCCAGTCCCGCTCGGCCTCAGTTTCACGCAAACCCTGGGCACGTCCGCCCAGGGTTTGGCGGCCATCGTAGTAGCCGACCGCCTCGCCCCCACGAAGGCCACGCCCGAAGCGACCCTCAGCCTCAGCCTCAGCCTGGGCACGTCCGCCCAGGGTGTCTTGACCCCCATAGCGCCCGGTCATGGCTGCCTGCCATTGCTGTCGCTGAAAAGTGTCCGCTCCCCCTGGCCCATAGCCGTACATACTGGCCCTGGCCTCTTCTTCCCGGAGGCTTTGGGCTCGTCCCCCTAGTGTTGGATTGGGTCTACCGTATCCGCCGCCACCCCCATAGCCCTCAGTGGGGTCGTAGCCATAGGCATCCGTCATGTAATTACGTTGCTGAACAGTCGTCCCCCCACCCGGCAGACGTCCGGTGTTGCGAGCGGTACGGTCGTAGAAGTCCCAATCCATGGCCTGCACCTTGCCCGTTCGTGGATCACGGCCTCGGTACAGGTTCATGTTATACGGGTCGGTTTCGGGTCCGTAGCCCTGCCCGAAGGTTGGGGTGGTCTCCTCAGAAATACGCGACCCAAAGGGTTGCCTCCGCATGTTCTGCCAAGGATAATCAGGCCCGGCCCTATAGTCTTCCCTATAGTCGTTTCCATTAGCCATTGTCAGTACCTCCCCTTAAAAGCGTCTTGCCATTTGCGCTGGCCGGAAGCCCCGGCGTAGTCCCACTTTGCAGGCTGTTCATCGGTGGGGGGATAGAGATCCGAGTAATTACCGGGAGGGCCTATCTGAATCGGGTTAGGCTCAGGGTTATTGAGATCATACCCAGGGGGTCCCTGCTGCCGACCGGGTGTTGGGGGTTGGTTAGGCGGTGCCATAGATGGGCTAGGGGGCGCCTGTCCAGGCGTAGGTCGGTATGAGTAATCCCCTTCTCCTATCACTCTGCCTGTCCACCCAGGGTTCCTGGCTAGAAACTGGTTCACGTCTGAGGTTCCTGTTCTCATAGCCTGGTCGTATAAGGCGCCGCCTTCTTCCCCAAACCGCGCGGCATATTCCTCTCTTGATGGGAGGTTGCCGCCGCGCGCCTGTTTTACGTTAGCGCCCCACTGCCAGATGCCGCGAGCCTTCTCCTCCGGGCTGGTCTCATAGGCCCCCTTGCCAGGGCCTGCCAGTTGGCCCACTACCGCATCCGTCGGGGTGGTGTCCAGGCTGAAGTTGGCGTATTTCCCGTAGTCAAACAACCGCCCGCCCTCATCGCCCCATCGCCTGACCCAAGCCTCCCTGCCGGGGGCTGAACCTGACGCGGCCTTGGTCATCTGTCCCCACTTCCACATCTCGCGCAGTTGGCTATCTTTGCGGGTAGCCTCCACGTCGTTCGGCATGTACCCCCTGGGCAACTGCGGCAGGTCAAGGCCCTCAAGTTCCTCCACGTCACTATATCCGAGTGCATTAGACTTGCGCGCCTGTTGCTCCTGGCGCTGCTTCCACAGGTCCATGGCGGTGTTGACGCCGAACTTTTCCTTATCCAGGCCGAACTTTTCCTTATCCAGGCCGAACTTTTCCCGTTCCAATTGGGCGGTGGCCCTGGTGACTTCCTCTTGAGCATAGGTGAGCTTTTCCTGTGCTGCACGAAGCTTGTTCTGGCTCTGCATGGTGGGCTTCTGGATATTCTCCATAATGGCATAGTCGAACTCAAGGCGAGCCTGCGCGGCCATCTTATCGGCCTCAATTTTGGCCCACTGCCACCCTCCCAGAACCCCTACCTCGGGCCTCGGTGTCGGTGTCG